TACTTGAACCAGTATATATAGCAGTTGATGTATCTTGAATTTCAAAAGATGTTCCACTTGCATAAGCAGTTGTTGTTTCTAATGCTTCAGATATAAAAGGCTCACTTACCCTTGTATATTCTATTCTTAATCCATTTGCAATGTCTTCATCTGGATAAATCATCTCATTGTCGTACTGTTGTAGTACACCAGATTGTGTTATCCTACTTGTATTTCTACTTCCTAATAGTTTATACAGAAGAAGTTCTCTACCTCTTAAGTAATAAAAATAATCTTTATCTACATAACTACTCATGGTGCAGTATCCTCTACAATGTAATGAGGTTGATTTGTCAACCTTTTAATTCTTTTGTATTTACTATCACTTGTATCTAGTACACTTACATTTTCTATTGCTACTAAATCATTAGGGAGAATATAGACATTATCATCTGAATCTTGAGCATCTATAATGTCTTGTTTGTTTACTTCTAATTTTTCTTTTGTATTACTTTGTATTAAATGTATTGCATCTTTGATATATGCGATAGCAAGGGTTTCTTCTCTCATTCCTGTTCGTTCCATTAATTCTAATACAGTCACTATCTTGCTCCTTGCATTGCCATAGCTGTTGCTAATGTTTTAGGGTTGTTTTCTATGTAAGACTTTATTTCAGCTAATGCTAAATTATAATGTTGTTGAGACATTTGCCCATAGTGAGTTTTTTCTCCTAACTGAGCTTGTATCGTTTGAATCCTTGCCATCAACATTTCACTATCTTCTTCAGTTACTATCCAATGTTCTGTTCCACCTGTTCCAGCCGTTGTACTAAAATCTCCTTGATGTGTAGAATCCATCATTAATTTTGCAAACTCTTTAAAACAAGCATAATTAATTACTACGTTTCTTAAATCTGAATCATCATCAACTTTAGTATAGTCTACATAATAATAGTAACCTTCTTGCCCAACTGCTGGTTCTGGTTGTATTTGAATTTTTCCATCAGAAATAACATAGATAGGATGTGTTGTTGTTGCTTTTTTTAAACTATTACTATCAGCTGCCCAAACTAAATCATCTGAAGATATTTCTCTACAAGGATAACCATTTCTTTTAACACTTAAAATAGTATCTACATTTAAAACTGCATCAGAGTCTGCGTTACTTGTCATAACTGCAGATTGACTAGATGCCCATTTCATTAAATTTTTAGGAATATTTGCTACTACAAACTTTTGCGCAGAAACTATAAAGTTATCATCTGCATCAGTTACGCCAGTAATGCCTTCTATTTCTAATTCAATGTTTGTACAACCTGTTACGTCTGCCATATTTTTACCTTATATACAGGGGAGCCGAAACTCCCCCATATATTGTTTATATACTGTTTAGACTGCTTTGACTATCAAAACACTTAAAGTGCATGAACCTAAATCAACAGCTCCTCCAGTATTGTTAGCTAAGATAGCTGTAACAGTATCAGCTGCTGTAACTTGAGCATCTAATACCAAGTCTGAAATATCAGCGCTTAAACTTGACAATACAAAATCACCAAGTTCAGCTCCAACTACAGTTAACTCTTTTGCTTCTTCATTACCATCATCTATTGAAGCAGCATCCCAAGTAACTGAACCAGAAAGAATATCGCTGAATTTCTCAAGACTGTCACCATCTTTATTTTGCCCGTATAAAGGGATTCCCATGATTTACCTCCTATTTCCAGACAGCATGGGCTTCTGGCATACGCCATTCCATACCTGCCTCAGTTTGAATTAAATCAACCCTACGGTCAACACCACTATTCTCAAGAGTTTGAACTCCAACGTATACCGCAGTATCACGATTCAATCCGTTACCTACCAATGGTCGGTATGCACATTGAGTCATATTAATTGCGAGTATTTTAACTGCAGTTCCATCTAGGTGAATATTTCTTACAAGATTCATTACACCATAAGGAGTAAAAACTTGAGTAACATCCAATCCATAGACTTGCTTTTTACCTGCTATACTAAAGTCTGCACGACCAAGTTTGTCACTTCCAGAAACTACTTTAGAAACATTAGCTGAGAAATAACCACTTAGTTTATGCATCCAATTGTATGTATCAGTAGAACACATGAACAATGTTGCATTTGCATTATTGTATCGTGGGTCTAAGAATTGAGACATATCATCAAGAAAATCATCTTGAGACTTTGAACCAGTTCCACCAATTCCAGAACCATCAAAGATGTTTCCATAACTAGTAATGAAATTAACTGCTCCTTCGGTGTATTGAACTCCATCAACTGAACCTTGAGAACCAAATAGTAATGATTGCTCAATGTCAAACTTATGTTCAATTAACTTAGTTCTCCAGATTCTTGCAAATTCATTAGGTTCATACTTAAGAACAGTTGCTCTTGTAGTATTATCCATTGCCATTGCAGTTTTGAAAATCTGAGTTAATCCAAAAGCAGTTGAGTAAGGTTGGTCTTTCCAAGTCTCTGGGTATCCAGAACCTTGAGAATGTGCATTACCTACTACATAACTTCTAGCTCCTTCAAGAACTTTAGCAATGTTTGCACTGTAAACAGTACCAATTGGGTCATCACCACAGTAACTTGCAAGATACTTAAAAGAAGTTGAAGATATTGGTTTAACTACAGTTCCACTAATAGGAATGAAGTGACTTGTTCTAGCTCCGCCATCTTCAGCTGCTCCGTCTGAAAGGTCAGCGTGAGTAATAGAAGCACTAGAAGCAGCATGAACTTGGTCTATTCTTACAAGAATATATTCATCAACATCATTAGATGTTACAGCTGCTCCAGAAGCCATTCCACCACCATCAGTAGAACTCATGTTTACTTTAAGAATTGAATCTGGAAGTAAGAAAGCTGGGTTTGTATCTGCGGATTGTCCAACTAAAACATCATTGTCGGAATTTCCATGAATACTACCAATATTACCACCTGACTTATAATCAGTAGCCATTAATAACTTTACTTTATCACCAGCGCTTGTACCAAGAGCTGCGTCTGATGTGGTTTTTAATTCTGCTTCAGTAAAAACATTTGCTGAACCATTATTATATCCAACTACATATGCATATCTCTTGTGATACGAATGTCTTTGTTCAGTAAATTTGAACTCAGGGTCATCCGTAGGTTTTTTGGCGACTTGTGAGACGAATCTAAAGAAAGGGTCTTGTGCTATTGCTAACTCGGAAACCCTATCCCCAAAATTGTATTTCCGTCTGAGGTCACCAGTGTCTTTTGAAGAACCTGAATTCCAACTATTTGCATCAGAAGCGGAATAGGTCTCCAAGCCAAATACATCAGCCATTTTAATACCTCATTATTTTGAGTTAATGGCTAACAATATATTATTCTATATACTGAAAGCCTTTTCTAGTTCACTACCAGAACCCAAAATTGTATCAAAAACTGAATCATCGTGAGATTTTTCAACTGCTGTACTTCCTTGTGTTGCAAGTGTACTAGGTTGACTTTGTACTTCTCTCATTTTATTATGAATCTCTTGTCTAGCGTTATCAGCTATCTGCTCATCCCTATTCTTACGATTCATTAAGTAATATATATCTTCAAGTTCTAAAGACTTAGACTTTGCAAAGTCGGTAAATTGACTCCATTCTTCATCAGACATATTCATCTTTTGTTTGAATTGAGTTTCTTTAGCCATTTTTGCATTTTCTTGCTTTTGACTTTGTAATACGTTAGAAAGACGACGCTGTACAACTCCATCTATTGTCGCTCCCAATACTTTTGCAGAATCAGAATCTGGTTTTGAGAAAGCCTCATCAGCATCGAAAACAAAATCTTCATCAAGATTTAATTTTTGGTTCAATGTTTCTGGGGTCTGGCCTCCACCCTCAAAGTAATTCCTAACATGAGAAATTAAATTAGGGTCTTCTCGCATAGCATCTAGTATAGGCATATAAGGTTCTAATTCTTTTAACTTAGAATTAAGCCTCTTTGCTTCTCTACTAGAATCACTATACCTTTTTTGTAAAGTATCCAAATTACTATCTGGTACTTCATTCTGAACTTCTACATTGGGGCTCGTCTGCGTGTTACCGCTTTGTTCCGAGGTTGGTTGTGAAGGTTCGTCTAATATGCCGCCATTGACTTGATTATCTAAAGATTCAAAAAAATCGTCAGATGACATTCCCATGACTGCATCTTGTACGCTTTGACTTTCGGGGGCCCTATTGGCGTTACCTACTTGTTGTGACATACTATCTCCTATTTTAAGGTTATTTTAATTTAGCAGTTTGAAAAACTAAGATGCAAGTATTAAGATTGCTCGTTTTTACCTACATCTTCTTTTGTTTGTTTCATATCAGACTGCATTTGGTCTCTCATTTTCTGAAACTCAACTTTTAACATTCCTCTTAGAAGTTTTTGTTGTGCTTCAGTTTCAAGAACATCTTTTCGTATTTCGTTACCAGCGTCTCCAACTTTCATCTTAATACCAGCTTGTACTAATTGACGTTGAAGTGTTTCGATTGTTCCGTCTTTTTCTTTTACTAATTCTTGTATAGATTGTAACTGTCCTTGCATTTGCGATACCATAGACTTTCTTTCTACTATCTTGTCTTTGTTTCTAATATCTGTTTCAGCTAACATTGCAATATCATCAATCAATCCAGCTTGATACCATCTAAAGTATTCTTCTAGTAATGCCCATCTATTTAATGGTAATGTTGCACCAGCTACAATACGTACATCAAATCTTGCAGATGCATAGTCTTTGTATTTACCTATCGCCTTACCATAATCGTTGTATAGATTGACATTGATTCTTACTTCTTTTTCTTCTTGATTGCCAGCTTCTGGTTGTACAATCCTAAATACTTTTTCAATATTGTAGTGTTTCTGAGCCATCATTTTGAATACTCTACCTATATGTTCTAATGAAGGTTCTACGATACTATTCATCCATGCTTTTAATCTCCTAGTTCCAAACTCATCATTTGCAAGTAATCCTCTGTATGTTTCTGCTTGGTCTTGAGAGAATCCCATCATTGCAGAAGGAACACCACTAATATACTCTGCATCTGTTTTGCCTTGTTGCACTACTGTAAAAAATGCATTGTTGATAGGAGCTGGTTGTATTGGTGTAGGAGGAGAAAAACCTGGCCTGTATTTCAATAATGCGCCTGGCGCTGATGAATACTTTTCCCACTCATCTTCTGGTACAGAACCTTCTTCATACATCCATCTAAGATTAGAAGATAGATTTGCATTATGTAGCATTATTTGATGAGCTTTATTTATTTCTTGTTGTTTACCTATTAATGGAGTTACAGCACTCATAGCAAATGGAGTTCCTGTGTACATATATGGAATAGGTACTATAGGATACTCACTAATTGGTATTGTTTGCTCAAACAAGAATGTATCATCACCTACACTACAAGTTTTAATTATTCTGTTTTCATAAAACTCTATAGAATCAACAATATTCTTTTTAAAGTTTTTATCTTTTTCAAACTCAAGATATTGAGCTTCGGACATAACTTGTTCTTTAATAATTGTTGCTTCAGCTCTAGCCTGTGATATTAATTCCATCTCTCTTTCTTGTATTCCCTGAGCTGCCATTTTTTGAGAGTTTTCCACCATCAATCTTCCTCTCTCTGGAATTATTTCACCCGACTGCACTTGTTGTTCTATTTGTAATTGCTTTTCCACTAATTGAACTTCTATCTCTTGTTTATATGCTTCTAATTGTTCTTGAACTGCTTCTTTTAACATCAATAGTTCAGATTCACTAGGTTCTATTTTTATATAAACATTGCGATATTTAAACTTTTTCTTTGAGTATGTTTCATAGTATGGGATAATATCTTCATCTTCAGCATCCATATTAACACCATGAGTAATATCATCTGGTTGTATGCTGTCTGTAAACTCAGTATCTCTTTGTGAATAAGAAATAACATCAGTTCCTTTTGTTACTTTTTTAATTCTAGCTTCAAATTGTGGAAGCATATTAATAAGTCTCGCTCTAGATATATTCTTTCTTATCTGTATAAACGCAGCGTCTCTAAATAAAAAGTCTCTACTTGCTGGGTCTACAAATACATCGTATGGGTCTATTCTATTAAAACGAACTTCACCCATTCCTCTATCTGCATCTTTATCTATATCTACAAGAAAGTACCCTAATCCTTTTGTAAGTGAATCTAGTATAACCTGACTATATAAAGATTTACCATTTGACAAATACCAACAATAATCTGCAACATCTGAATGTACTTGAGCTACGTCTACGTCATCTCCTGTTGCTCCTACAGCTTTCCACTTAGGATTATTCGCAGTAACAAAGTATTTCATTATTTCTATGATAGGAGTTATCCTATTAATAGTAAATGTTGGCATACCAGATTCTTCTAACATAGTCATTTCATCTTTAGTTAATTGCTCATTAAGATAAAAGTCATATCCTTTCTGGCTAGTTGTCTGCCATCTTTGTCTATGAGAATTGTTTGCCTTATCCCATATTTGTTTGTTTACTTGTGCTTTTGATTTTTTAGTTGTTCTTGCCATTAATCCTTTATCTCCACATGAACTAGGTCATCAAATCTATTATCGTTAATATCTCCATCGGAATCCCAATCTCCACCCCAACGAATATTGACACCCATTGCTTTGCCTAACCCTCTTAACATTCCACCCATGTAGTGAAACATTTCTCTGTCTTCCCAGTTTATCGGGTAAGGAGCGAGGTCAACAGCTTTTCCTTCTATGTGTTTGGAATACTTAGTTTTAGTTTTCCCTTGTGCTAATAATTGCTCTTGCCGCTCCTTACTCCGTAGTCCTTCGATAATAGTAACATCCATTATCTTAATCAATTCATTAAGAACATTAACAAGTCTAGCATCAACACCTTTAAGTCTTTCTCTACTTCTCTTACCAAATTTGTACATTATGCCACCAACCAACTTTTCGCTTTCCTTTTTGGTTTAAACCAACTTTTTTTCTCCTTATCTTTTTTCATATTAGGAGGAAAAGCGTGTATTTGTGAGTAATAAAGGCTCTCAATTGTATCATCGTGAGCCATTTTAGGGCCAAAAGTAAGGATTTCGTTAATTAAATCAAACATATTTTTCCTTAAATGCACTGTTCCTGTACTAAAACGTGCAGAAAGTCCAGAATAAATGCGATTTCTTTTCTGAGTTCCGCCAGGTTTTTCTGGAATAACGGAAATATCGA